TTCCTAAAGAATATCACGTTGAATCCGATTACTACTGGATGGGAACTTGTTCCCCTCTCTTTTGTAGCTGATTGGTTCGTGAATATAGGAGACGTGTTGGCAGCTTATACGGGGCCGACACTTCACATCGGTGAAGGTTGCACGTACAGTATTAAAAGGGACCTTAAGTTTCAACTTAAGCAATCTGATCCGCTCTATGACGTTGAGATCACATCTTACGTTCGTAGAATTATCGATCCTTCATCCCTTGCGGGATTCACTTTCGAATTCGACTTATCGTGGAAACGCCAACTTGATGCTTTAGCACTAGCTTGGAATGTCTCACGTGACAGTTGGACTAACCTTCTATTAAAAAGGAAGACCTAAATGTCTAAACGTACTCTCCGTTTAACTGCATACACCCCTGGTTCAGTCCAATATGCAGACCCAGATGATATCCGCAACACTTTCCGTGTTAAGGGTTCATTGACCCCCAAAGCTGTCGGTTCAGCTACTGTTCAGAATCACCGTGGTGAATTCATCATGAATGAAACTGTACCAGTGAAAATTACCGATTGTTCAACTCCTCCTGTAACGGTTTGCGCGGGTAACGAGATCATTTCTGCTCGTATCGCACTTTCTGGATCTGTTGGGAATAGTGGTGCCTTGAAGGCGCTGTTAAAGAATGCTTATGACAATGCCATTGTGGCTATTGATTCTGGCTTCCTTAACGGCTTTCAGCCTCCTTTGGACACTACGTACGAAATCGGCGCTGAATAAGCCCCTTTTCTCTCTCAACTAAACCTATCCAGGAAGTTAGCTAATGATTAATCAAATCAACGGCGTTTTAGAGCAATTTAAAAATGAAATCACTCGTTTTTACCCTGATGATTTTGGTAGCACTATGTTACATCTTGACGCTGACTCTCAAGTCGGAACCACGATTAAACATCGTATATCCTCCAAGTTCATCAATCCTATCAACGCAGTCTCAGAAAGAGAATTGAATGAGAAGTGTTTCTCCAATTGGATCCAGTTTGACGAAGGTCTTACTAGTTCCCCACATCTGTGGAAGGAAAAGTACATTCTTTACAATGCTCGAGTTCGACTCCACGATTGGTTAAGTTCTTTTCGTCTGGATCTCAGCAACATCGAGATTACTCCAGGCGAGACGTATCTTACCGCTCATGGAAAGACCTCAATAGTTGAAAAATTGTCCAGTAAAAAACATTGGACAATCACTATTGAATGCGTCGATGATTTCGCACGCCTTTGTTACAACAACCTTTGGTTGAAACGTGTTGCCCGTTCTTTTTTTGAAAGAAGGACCCACGAAGGTGAAGAGCGCCTGTTCCGTAGATTCTTTGAATCTAAAGACGCAGGCTTCCAAACCTTCCGTTATAAATTATTAACGGACGTTCTAACTATCGTACGCGGCAGCCGTAGTTCAACAGTTCCTAAGAACTGTACGGCTGTTCGTTTTATTAATGTAGAACCACTCTGTAATGTTATCTTACAGCGTTGCCTCGCTTTAAGCCTCCGTAGTGTTCTTGAACACCTTGGAAATAGCTTAGAAACAGGTCAGGCTGACCATAAGAGAATTATTGCAGACTCCCGCTATAGTACCATTGATTTTTCCAACGCTAGTGATAGCGTGGTAAATTCTTTGATAGATTTCTTCTTTCCTGCTAAGGTCAGTAGAAAATTAGCGCAGTATCGCAGTCCTATGGTCTTGATCAACGGTGCTTTTTATGTACCTAATAAATTAAGTTCCATGGGTAACGGGTTTACATTTGAAGTAATGACCATTTTGTTGTTGGCCATTGCTCGTACACTCGACGATACAGCTCGCGTCTATGGGGATGATGTTATTATACATTCCCTTGTCGCGGAGCAATTCGTGAGGTCTTGTAACGATATCTGTTTCAAGATTAACCCTAAAAAGACCTTTATTCACAGTAAATTTCGTGAATCTTGTGGTGCTTTTTATCACGATGATGTTGGATACATCACCTCGTTTGACTTCAAGTGGTGTGAAACTATT